CTGGTGGAAATATATTCGACTACCCAGTGGGCGTCCGGATGCGACGGCTATCGCTCTGCTTTCAGAGATCGTTTACTGGTACCGCCCGACAGAGGTCAGGGATGAGCACACCGGAGCGTTGCTGGGATATCGCAAGCGTTTTCAGGGCGACAAACTGCAAAGAAGCTACCAGGCGTTTGCTGAGCAGTTTGGTTTCGGGAAAAGGGAAACCGCAGATGCGCTGAAGCGTCTGCGCGATGCAGGGTTTATTACTCTGGATTTACGCACGGTGGAAATGCTCGATGGGGTGAAATGCAGCAATATTTTGTTTGTCGGGATCAACCCACAGGCAATTGCGGCCATCACCACACCTTCTTCTGTTTCGCCAGAAAGTAACAGCAATAATGCAATCAGCGATACAGCTATTACGTTAAAACGGAACACCCCCCGACGTCATAACGGAACAGGGGATACGCCGAATGTTGATACAAATACAGAGATTACTACAGAGATTACAACGGAGACTAAAAACACTATTGATGCATCCGCTGACGCGTCTGCGCCAGCGCGTTCTGCCCGACAGGAATATTCACCGGAATTTGAACAGGCCTGGCAGGAATATCCCAAACGTGCTGGTGGCAATTCCAAGTCAGCAGCCTTCAAAGCCTGGAAAGCCCGTATCAGGGAGGGAATAAAACCGGAGACCATGCTTGATGGCGTGAAGCGGTATGCCGCCTGGGTACGTGCTACAGGAAATATCGGCACACAGTTCGTGAAGCAGGCTGCGACGTTCTTTGGACCCGATCGTCACTTCGAAGATTACTGGCAACAGCCAGCCGCTCACGGAGGTGGGCGGCAGCGACAGGTCGATGTCCTGGCTGGCCTGGGAGCCATGTCTGACAAATTCGGTAAATCCAGTAACAAATTGACATTCTGAGGTGACAGCGATGATGACGATTGACCAACGTGAGAAACAAACAAGACTACAGGCGCGAATGGATGAGTTACGGGCAGAAATGGATGAGTTACGGGCAGAGATTGCATTTGCTCAGAAGGGCGAAAAGCCATGGCCTTATCGTTCCTGCCTGATGCGTGAAGGTCGCGGATATTGCGAAAAACACGGTAAATATCGTACGCATATACTGGTGTGGATCGATCGTAATGGCGAGGACAGAGAAAAAATTTCATGCTGCCCTGACTGCTTGATCGCTGAGGCCAGTGATTTGACCATGGAACTGTCGTCCCTCAAGGCGGAAGAACTGACTGATAACGCCGGAATTGCTCTGCGTTTTCGGGACTGCGAGTTTGATAATTATCTGGAGGTTAATCCTGACGCAGCCAGAAATCTTGCGGCCTGTCGCCGCTATGCGGAGAACTGGCCAGATATGCTGGAGAACGGTACCAGTCTTGTTATGACCGGCAGTTGCGGTACCGGGAAAAATCATCTGGCGGTATCAATGGCAAAACACATCATCCGTAACTATCTGGCCAGTGTGGAGATCACCGACGTGATGCGCCTTACCCGGGCTGTGAAAAACTGCTGGCGGAATGACAGTGAAAAAACAGCGGATGACGTCATTGAGCATTATGCGTCACTGGATTTGCTGATTGTCGACGAAGTCGGCGTTCAGTTTGGCAGTGCGGCTGAAATGGCCATTTTGCAGGAAATTATCAATGCCCGGTATGAGGGTATTTTGCCAACTATCCTGATCAGCAACCTTTCACCGGAAGAATTGTGGGCGTTCATCAGTCCCCGGATTGCCGACAGGATCACCGATGGCGGGCGCAACTGGTTGTCGTTTAACTGGCCCAGCTACCGTTCTCGTATCGGAGGTGTTGCCGCATGACCAGCCAGAACACCCCGGCATGGCGTAACGATGACCTGGAAGGCGCTGTCATCGGTGCGTTTTTTCTGCGTGGGGCCGATCCGGAAGTGATGGATATTCTGGCCACACTTCCGGCGGATGTATTTTTTGTGCGTCAGTACCGGGATATTTACGCGGGGATTTGCAGACAGGCTCGCATATTCGGCGTCATTGACCCCGTACTGCTGTGCAATGAGATGCCGGAACTTGCCCCGGTGATTACCGACACCGGACGCAAAACCTGGGTGAAGTCTTCACTGGAGCACTATGTCGCAGCGTTGCGGCGCAATGCCGCACTGCGCGATGCAGAAAAAACACTGACTGAAGCATTACAGAATTTACGTGATGCGTATACCTGTGAAGCAGCCGAGGATGCCCTGAAGGATGCGCAGAACATGATGGCCTCACTGTCGACCGGAAAGGGCGTCATTCAGCCGGTTCACATTGATGATGTCCTTCCGGAAGTGGTCGACCGTGTTGAATGCCGCAATCAGGGACTGGAGAAATCCAGGGCGCTGATGACCGGTATTGATGAACTGGACGCAAAAACGGGCGGTATGGAGCCCGGAGACCTGGTATTCATTGCCGCCCGTCCTTCGATGGGGAAAACCGAACTTGCGCTGGACATCATCGACAAGGTGACTGAGCAGGGGCATGGCGTGCTTCTGTTCACCATGGAGATGGCGAACATCCAGATTGGTGAACGTATGGTGTCTGCTGCCGGTGGAATGCCGGTATCCCGTCTTAAGTCTGTTGCCCGTTTTGAAGATGAAGACTGGGCGCGTTTCTCGCAGGGCGTGGGACGAATGACGGGGCGTAATATCTGGATGGTGGACCAGGCAAACCTGACCATTGATGAGATATGTGCAACCACGAAGCACCACCGGATGAAACACCCGGAAACGGCGCTGGTTGTGGTCGATTACCTCGGCCTGATTAAAACCCGCAGCACGGGGCGTCACGACCTTGCTGTGGGGGAAATCTCAAAGGGACTTAAAAGCCTGGCAAAATCCGGCGGTTTTCCGCTGATTGCTCTGAGCCAGCTCTCCCGCGGCGTGGAATCCAGACCCAATAAACGCCCAATGAACTCGGACCTGAAAAACTCCGGGGAAATCGAGGCGGATGCCGACATCATTCTGATGCTTTACAGGGATGAGGTATACAACCCGGAAACTCAGGCCAGAGGCATAGCAGAAATCAACATCACGAAACAGCGTAATGGCACGCTCGGGACCATTTACCGGCGTTTTCATAACGGACATTTTCTGCCTGTGGACCAGGAGAGTGCCCGGGTTCTTTCCACACCCATGACGCCGGGCAATCCGCGCAGATACAGCAATAACCGCATGTCGGGCAGTAAAACGGAGCGTTTATTTTGAACAACAGAGCAATCACTGTTTCACCGGAACAACTTCGTCGGCAGGCGCAGGAGATGCTTCGTTGTGCTGAACAGATGGAAAAAACGAGCGTGGCAAAGGATACGCTCCGCAAGCAGCTTACTCCGGCGCTGCGTGATCTGCTGCTGGCAAAACACCGCACACAAAAGGCGGTGGATGAGCTGGTGGATTGCGTGGCGGAACTGGAAGGCCAGGTAAGCCAGTTTGAAATACTGGTGAAGGAGTTTACTGCGTGATGGCTGAATTTTTTCTTCTGCGTTCATGCAATACCGTTCGCTGAGGTGACCGTGAGAGCACTACTGACCCCTGAAATTGCCCCGCGTATGGGGATCGTATTGTTCAGGCCCGGTTCAGAGCTGATGCCCCTGTTTATGCAGGGGCGTGTCCTGCTGGAGCCTGAGCCGGAACGTTATTCATCTTTTGCCAGTGGTGCCGTTCCGGCGGCATCACAACCGCTGGCGGATGATCCTGCCGTTCGGGCCGTGTTCCGCAATGAGGCAGTGATCCGTCGTGCTGGTGGCGTGGAATGTCTTGAAAGCTGGTTACTTCGTGAAAAGGGCTGTCAGTGGCCTCATTCCAACTGGCACAGCGAGAACATGACCACAATGCGACACGCTCCGGGCGCAATCCGTCTGTGCTGGCACTGCGATAACCAGCTGCGCGATCAGTTCACGGAACGGCTGGAATCAATGGCAACGGATAACTGTGCCCGCTGGGTGTTGTCTGTTGTGCGTCGGGAGCTCGGTTTTGACGACAGTCACGTTGTGACAATGCCGGAACTGTGCTGGTGGCTGATTCGTAATGATCTGGCGGATGCCTTATCGGAAAGTGCAGCCCGTAAGGCACTGAGATTACCGAAGCCTGTTGTGCCGTCTGTTACCCGGGAAAGTGACCTTGTGCCTTCGGTTACTGCCACCAGCATCATCCAGGATAAAGCGAAAAAGGTGCTGGCGCTGAAAGTGGATCCGGAGTCGCCGGAGTCTTTTATGTTACGCCCAAAACGTCGCCGCTGGGTTAATGAAAAGTACACGCGCTGGGTTAAGACACAGCCGTGTGCATGTTGTGGAAAGCCTGCTGATGATCCCCACCACCTGATAGGTCACGGTCAGGGTGGAATGGCTACAAAAGCGCATGACCTTTTTGTGTTGCCTTTGTGCAGAAAGCATCACGACGAGCTGCATGCGGATACCGTGGCATTTGAAGAGAAGTATGGCTCCCAGCTGGAGCTGATATTTCGTTTTATCGATCGTGCGCTGGCAATAGGCGTGCTGGCCTGATTTTGTGGAGAAAGTTGATGCGTGATATTCAAATGGTTCTTGAACGTTGGGGGGCATGGGTGGCAAATAATCACGAGGATGTGGAATGGTCATCTGTTGCTGCAGGTTTTAAGGGATTAATTCCTTCGAAAGTAAAATCCCGCCCGCAATGTAGCGATGACGATGGCCTGATCATTAGCTCTGCGATGACAGTTCTTAAGAAAAAGGAACCGTATCAATACGAATTACTGGAAATGTATTATGTGTATGGGGTTACATTACGGGCGTTGGGGGTAAAACTGGGGATATCACTTAATCAGGTTGTTATCAGACTGCAGAAAGCTGAAGGGTTTATTGACGGTTGTCTGGCAATGTTGGGGGTATCTTTAGAAATTGATTGTTACATATAGTAATAAATTCAATCAAAGTAAATAATCATATTTTATAATAACCTCCTGATGATACCTGTTCATTGGGAGGTTATTATGGATAAAAATGTAGAGCATGTATTAGTTGATGCAATTGAAAATAAGCAATCTTTAACAGTCGTTTACTTAGGAGGGAGCCAGCCCGGAACATTAAGGAATATTTCTCCGATTAGTATAAATGGGGATAAGTTGCGGGCAAGATGCCATAGTTCTGGAGCAGTAAAGGTTTTCAATCTTGGGAAAATACAGTTACCCAGTAACTCCTGCGCGGTATCTATGCACTATGGAGATTTAGAAGTTAAAGCTTATGAGACGATGCAGAGCGTAAATGACAACTTTCATGCCCTTTATCCTGAAGGACGATGGGGTGTTGATTTTAATGAGCATCGCTTTGCTTTATTTGATTTTTTTAAAAACGGGAAACGAAAAAAAACGGCATTTATGGCAATTGAGTTCAGGGAAAGAGATGAAGAGAAAATAATAACAGGTGTAACAATTGATATTGGTATATCTGGAACAGTGATTTCTGAGAAATCCCGAATCCCAAAAAGACGACCATGGGTAGTGGTTGGTCCCGAACACGGAGAATACAGTACTTATTCAACTTTGGACAAGGCTGCTACAGCGTTTTTTGAGAGGCTTTCGTTGATAGCATCCGGCCTGGAAGATAATTGATTTTATGTTTGGTATTCAGAGTTCGCCGTGCTTAAGAAAGTCAAGATTCTAAAAATACTGAATGAGCTACTTGTGTTATAACAAAAATGCTATTAGTGTGTTAAGAGTGGTTACTTCGCCACACAACTTAAACCCGCCACTGAGCGGGTTTTTTGTACCTGTAAACTTGGTGCAGTACAGTAAACACGCTGGTGGTCGTGAATACTGACTTTTTATCTTGCTGGCTTTTTAGACAAGAGTTATTGGTATGTCATGTTAACCAGAAGGGAAAAAGACATGCTAAAACAGCAAGATATGACAGAAACCGCCGCCGCAGTCCTTCATTTCTTACCTGCTGACAAGTGGGTAACGCCACGCATGATGACGAGAACTACCGGAGTAAGCGAAGCCCGGTGCCAGTTAATACTGACTCAGTTAGTTCTGGCGGGGCTGGCGAAGGATAACGGCGGGTACGGGAATAAATTCAGACGCTGCCAGTAATGGCGGTTTCCTGCTGTGAAAATGGGCGGCTGGTGGGTGTTGGTAGCACCTGCCAGCCATTCGCTCATGCTTACTGGTCACAAGCGAACCACGGCCCACTGCTTTAGCGCAAAAGCAGAGTGAGCCTACCAGAGTTACGCTTACTGATCCATGAAAAATACTGTAAAAATAAACAGTGTTGATTTAATCAACGCTGATTGCCTGCATTTTATTCAGTCCCTGCCTGATGATTCCATTGACCTGATTGTTACCGATCCGCCGTACTTCAAGGTGAAACCCAACGGTTGGGACAATCAGTGGAAAGGGGACGAAGATTACCTTAAGTGGCTGGACCACTGTCTGGCCCAGTTCTGGCGGGTGTTAAAACCTGCCGGAAGCCTTTATCTGTTCTGTGGGCATCGCCTGGCATCTGATATTGAGATCATGATGCGTGAACGTTTCAACGTGCTTAACCATATCATCTGGGCGAAGCCGTCCGGACGTTGGAATGGGTGTAATAAAGAAAGTCTGCGCGCATATTTTCCTGCCACAGAGCGCGTTCTGTTTGCTGAACATTACCAGGGGCCATATCGCGGCAAAAGTGACGGCTATGCAGCAAAAGAAAGGGAACTCAAACAGCACATAATGGCACCGCTGATATCGTATTTCAGGGATGCTCGTGCCGAACTGGGTATAACGGCAAAACAAATTGCCGAAGCCACAGGTAAGAAAAATATGGTTTCCCACTGGTTTGGTGCCAGTCAGTGGCAGTTGCCGAATGAGGCTGACTATCGGAAGTTACAGGCACTGTTTTCCCGTATAGCGGCAGAGAAGTTTCAGGAACAACAACTGGAACAACCACACCACCAGCTGGTGGCATCTTATGATTCACTGAATCGCAAATATTCTGAATTGCTGGATGAGTTTAAATCTCTCCGGCGCTATTTCTCCGTATCAGTCTCCGTGCCTTATACCGATGTCTGGACGCATAAACCCGTTCAGTTCTACCCGGGTAAACATCCGTGCGAGAAACCGGCGGATATGCTCCGGCAAATAATCAATGCCAGTAGTCGCCCTGGTGATCTGGTTGCTGATTTCTTTATGGGATCCGGTTCCACAATAAAAGCAGCAATGGCGCTGGGGCGTCGGGCGTTAGGTGTTGAACTTGAGTCAGAGCGGTTTAATCAGACGGTGAAAGAGGTAAGTGAACTGGTGGGGAAATAATTCTGGTGGCCACGTTGCGTGGCCTTTTTATTTCCAACACAGCACCCGCAAATATCGCGAGGTGAGAGATGACGAAATGCCTCATAACCCAAATACCTGGCCGGACTGGCTGGAGTTGTTTCAGAGCTGGTGGCGTGGAGACACGCCGCTGGGTGCAGTGATTATGTCGATCGTTATGGCTGGTTTGCGCATCGCCTATTTTGGCGGTGGTGGTGGCTGGAAGCGAAAAACGCTCGAGATTTTGCTCTGTGGCGCTCTGACGCTGACCTTTGCATCCGCTCTTGAGTATGTCGGATGGCCTAAATCACTTTCTGTTGCCATTGGTGGCGGCGTGGGGCTGATCGGTGTCGATGCTATTCGTGGGGCTGCAATGCGAGTAATCGGTAACAAGTTTGGTGGCTCTAAGGAGTAATTTATGCAGGTACTAAATTCCCAGCGTAAAGCTTTCCTCGATATGTTGGCGTGGTCAGAAGGAACGGATAACGGGCGACAGCCAACCCGCAATCACGGCTACGACGTTATTGTAGGTGGTGAGTTATTCACGGATTACTCCGATCATCCTCGCAAACTTGTCACGCTAAACCCCAAACTCAAATCAACAGCCGCCGGACGTTACCAGCTTCTTTCACGCTGGTGGGATGCTTACCGTAAACAGCTTGGCCTGAAAGATTTTTCTCCAGAAAGCCAGGACGCTGTAGCTCTGCAGCAGATTAAAGAGCGTGGCGCTTTACCGATGATTGATCGCGGTGATATTCGTCAGGCTATCGACCGTTGCAGCAATATCTGGGCTTCACTACCGGGCGCTGGTTATGGTCAGTTCGAGCATAAAGTTGACAGCCTGATTGCAAAATTCAAAGAAGCAGGCGGAACGGTCAGAGAGATTGAGGTATGAGCAGAGTAACCGCGATTATCTCCGCTCTGGTTATTTGTATCATCGCCTGCCTGTCATGGGCTGTTAATCATTACCGTGATAACGCCATCGCCTACAAAGAACAGCGTGATAAAAAAGTCAGTGAGCTGAAGCAGGCGACCGCCACCATCGCTGACATGCAGCAGCGTCAGCGTGATGTTGCTGCGATCGATGCAAAATACACGAAGGAGTTAGCCGATGCGAAAACTGAAAATGAAACTCTGCGCGCTGATGTTGCCGCTGGTCGTAAGCGCCTGCGGGTCAATGCCAGTTGCTCCGCAGCCGTGCGTGAAGCCACCGGACCCACCAGCATGGATAATGCAACCAGCCCCCGACTGGCAGACACCGCTGAACGGGATTATTTCACCCTCAGAGAACGGTTGATGACGATGCAGAAGCAACTGGAAGGGGCGCAGGAATATATCCGCACCCAGCGCATTAAGTAGATGGAGAAAAAACACGAATCTGTGGTTTTTACTGAGCGCGGTGTACACGGTGGAACATATGGCGGGAAGTTTGTTGCTTATGATTATGCAGCATGGCTAAACCCCGGATTTAAATATGCAGCCTATAAAGTCCTGGATGACTACTTCACCGGAGAACTTCAGCATCGCAACAGCTTAAGTGCGCAGCTCAATATGAAGTGTCATGAGTTTGATCAGAAAAAAGATATGGCGAGCTTCTGTGGACAAGGGCTGGCGGCATGGCGCTATACGAAGCCAGTGTTGGTCGCTGAGATTAACTCCCTGGCTAACCAGCTGCAGATAACGATCCCCGGGCTGTCCGGTATTTGCCGGTATGAAATTACCGGAAGGCGCGGTCGTTACTGAGTAACAGCAGGCATTACAGCAGCCCTTCACTGAGGGGCTGCGATAATGTGAGGAATAAAAAACCGGCAGGGGAAATCCATTGAAGATTTGCCGGTGGCAAAAGATGGCCATGCTTTTAACCTTAGTAGCAGAGTTACGGAGTTCAACAACGACCGTCGCCGTTATCTTGCTGAAAGGCGTTTCAATGATTTTCATCAATTTATTCATCAGCAATGGTGATAATCACTCTCATTTTGGCGGGTCCTTCCGGTGGGGTGGCCTGCCACGGGGCGGGAGCGGCGCGGAAAAAGGCTAGTTTTTGAAATTTCATTCGTCATCACCACTACTGTAATGCATTGATATTACATTAGTTTTATTTTTATGGTGTCGATTTTGATTGTTTTTTGTTCATCACTAACACCGTTTGCCTAAAGTTGTTCGCAAGATGCATGTTTAAAACATTCTGGAGCGGGTATGGATCAAGAGTTAAAAAATCTGACGCTGAATATCAGTCAACTGGCGGCACTGTCAGGTGTACATCGCCAGACTGCTGCGGCAAGGCTGCAAAATCTACCCGTTGCAGGGGGGCATGAAAGCAACCTCAAGCTTTATCGGGTGGTTGATATTGTGTCGGCATTTCTGGCATTACCACCGCCGGTTGCAGAAGGCGAAATGGACGCGCATGAGCGCAAAGCCTGGTATCAGTCTGAACGTGAGCGTCTTAAGTTCGAACAGGAAACGGCGCAACTCATTCCGGCCAGTGATGTCAGACGGGAGTTTGCCATCTGGGCAAAAGCGGTCGTGCAGGTACTGGAGACATTACCGGATATTCTGGAACGTGACTGCGGTCTGCAGCCTGCCGCTGTGAGCCGTGTTCAGTCCATTATTGATGATCTGCGCGATCAGATAGCCCTGCGGGTGACCGAAGCAGGTGCGGATGATGAGGAGGAATTACAGCAGGAGGAGTAATGCTGAATCAGGAAACCGCAAAGGCAGCACGAACCGATTCAGGTTATATCCTTCGCGCACCGAGACGAATGCGGGTTGCTGATGCCGTTGCTCAGTATATGCGGGTGCCCATGGGGGCAGGGAACTCAGTCCCGTGGGATCCGCTGGTGGCACCGTATGTTATTGAGCCGATGAACTGCCTGGCCTCGCGTGAATACGACGCAGTGATATTTGTTGGTCCGGCACGAACCGGCAAGACTATCGGCCTGATTGACGGCTGGGTGATTTACAACGTGATTTGCGATCCTGCGGATATGCTGATCATTCAGATGACGGAGGAAAAAGCCCGCGAACACTCCAAAAAACGACTTGCCAGAACGTTTCGCGTCAGCCCGGAAGTGGTCAGTCGCCTGAGTCCGAACAAAAATGACAACAACGTTTATGACAGAACATTCCTTGCTGGCAACTACCTGAAAATCGGCTGGCCGTCAGTCAATATCATGTCCTCATCAGATTATAAATGCGTGGCGCTGACGGATTATGACCGTTTTCCGGAAGATATTGATGGCGAGGGGGATGCCTTCTCTCTTGCCTCAAAACGTACCACCACATTTATGTCCAGTGGTATGACGCTGGTGGAGAGTTCCCCCGGCAGGGATGTGAAGGATGTGAAATGGCGACGGACTTCACCGCATGAGGCTCCACCAACCACGGGGATACTGTCACTCTATAACCGTGGCGATCGCCGTCGCTGGTACTGGCCCTGCCCACACTGTGGTGAGTATTTTCAGCCCTGCGGCGATGTGGTTGCTGGTTTCCGTGATATTGCCGATCCTGTGCTGGCAAGTGAGGCGGCTTATATTCAGTGTCCTTCCTGTTCAGGACGGATTATGCCTGAACAAAAACGTGAGCTGAACGGACGTGGGGTCTGGTTGCGGGATGGTGAATCCATCAATGCGGATGGCAGTCGTTATGGTGATCCCCGACGCTCACGTATTGCGTCATTCTGGATGGAGGGTCCGGCAGCTGCTTACCAGACACTCTCGCAACTCGTTTACAAACTGCTTACTGCAGAACAGGAATACGAGACAACCGGAAGTGAAGAAACACTCAAGACGGTTATCAATACCGACTGGGGATTACCTTATCTTCCCCGTGCCAGCATGGAGCAACGAAAAAGTGAACTGCTTGAGCAGCGGGCAGAGCCAGTTCCTTCCCGCAGTGTGCCGGATGGCGTTAATTTCCTGGTGGCGACAGTTGATGTGCAGGCGGGACGTCATCGCCGTTTTGTGGTTCAGGTAACGGGCTATGGCAGCCGTGGCGAACGCTGGATTATTGATCGTTACAACATCACGCAGTCATTGCGCGGTGACAGCGACGGGGAGAGCCAGCGAATTGATCCGGCCAGCTATCCGGAAGACTGGGATGTCCTGCTGACGGATGTTTTTCATAAAAGCTGGCCGCTGGCCTCCGATCCTTCTCAACAAATGCGACTGATGGCAATGGCGGTGGATTCCGGCGGTGAAGACGGGGTCACTGATAATGCCTATAAATTCTGGCGTCGTTGCCGTCGTGATGGCCTTGGTAAACGTATTTACTTGTTTAAGGGCGACAGCATCCGGCGCGCAAAACTGATCACCCGTACATTCCCTGATAACACCGGACGAACGGGCCGACGGGCGCAGGCCGCAGGTGATGTGCCGCTCTGGCTTCTTCAGACGGATGCCCTGAAAGACCGGGTGAATAACGCGTTATGGCGTGACTCTCCAGGTCCCGGCTATGTGCATTTCCCTGACTGGCTGGGGAGCTGGTTTTACGACGAACTGACGTATGAAGAGCGGAGCAGTGACGGGAAATGGAGTAAGCCGGGTCGCGGTGCCAACGAAGCTTTTGACCTGATGGTGTATGCCGAGGCTCTGGTCATTCTGCATGGATACGAAAAGATCCGCTGGCCGGATGCACCGGAATGGGCGAGCCGGGAAACCTGGCTGGAGTGTGTCCCGGACAGTACCAAACCGTCACCCTCACCGGAACCGGTATCCACGCCTGTTAAAAAACAAAAACGGAAGAAAACAGTAACTGACGATGTTAACCCCTGGCTGACTTCCGGAGGATGGTTATGAACCAGAATGATATCGAAGCCATGATTCAGCGTTATACGGAAGCTGAAATGGCGGTGCTGGACGGAAAATCCGTCACCTTTAATGGTCAGCAGATGACCATGGAAAACTTATCTGAGATCCGGCAGGGACGGCAGGAGTGGGAGCGCCGCCTTGCGGCTCTGATTACACGACGACGGGGGCATCCCGGGTACCGGCTGGCGAGGTTCTGATGGCAATTCTTGATGATGTGATTGGCGTTTTTTCACCAGGATGGAAAGCGGCAAGGCTGCGTTCCCGTGCGGTGATCCAGGCTTATGAGGCCGTAAAAACGACGCGGACACACAAAGCCCGGCGGGAAAACCGAACTGCCGACCAGTTAAGCCAGTACGGGGCCGTGTCGTTACGTGAGCAGGCCCGTTACCTTGATAACAACCACGATCTGGTTATTGGTGTATTTGACAAGCTGGAAGAACGGGTGGTGGGGAAAAACGGGATTATTGTCGAGCCACATCCGGTATTACGCAATGGGGCCATTGCCCGTGATCTGGCAGCGGAGATACGCACCCGATGGAGTGAATGGTCTGTCAGCCCGGAAGTCACCGGGCAGTTTACCCGTCCGATGCTGGAACGTCTGATGTTGCGTACCTGGCTGCGCGATGGTGAGGTGTTTGCCCAGATGGTTTCCGGGCGCATAAACAGCCTGACGCCTTCTGCCGGTGTTCATTTCTGGCTGGAGGCGCTCGAGCCAGACTTTATTCCCATGACCAGTGATGAGAGCAACAGGCTGAATCAGGGCGTGTTTGTTGATGACTGGGGGCGTCCCGAAAAATATCTGGTGTATAAAAGCCGTCCCGTATCCGGGCGGCAGATGGAAACCAAAGAAGTGGATGCAGAGCGAATGCTGCATCTTAAATTTGTTCGCCGTCTGCACCAGATGCGCGGGACGTCTTTGTTGTCCGGTGTGCTGATCCGCCTCAGTGCCCTGAAAGAGTATGAAGATTCTGAGCTGACTGCAGCAAGGGTCGCCGCTGCTCTGGGGATGTACATCCGGAAAGGCGACGGGCAGAGCTATGAACCGGATGGTAATGGCAGCAAGGATAATGAACGCGAGCTTACCATTCAGCCAGGCATTATTTACGACGATCTGAAACCCGGCGAAGAAATCGGAATGGTGAAGTCGGATCGCCCCAATCCTAACCTTGAAACTTTTCGTAATGGTCAGTTGCGTGCCGTGGCGGCGGGCAGTCGTCTGAGTTTTTCCAGTACGGCGCGCAACTATAACGGCACTTACAGCGCCCAGCGTCAGGAGTTGGTTGAATCCACTGATGGCTACCTGATCCTGCAGGACTGGTTTATTGGTGCCGTCACCCGCCCGATGTATCGTGCCTGGCTGAAACAGGCTGTGGCATCCGGTGTTATCAGGCTACCCCGCGATCTTGACCGTTCTTCACTGTATACCGCGGTGTATTCCGGACCGGTGATGCCGTGGATTGACCCTGTTAAGGAGGCTGAGGCCTGGAAAATCCAGATTCGTGGTGGAGCGGCGACAGAATCAGACTGGGTACGTGCTGGTGGTCGTAATCCGGATGATGTCAAACGTCGGCGCAAGGCCGAAATTGATGAAAACCGCAAGCTGGATCTGGTATTTGATACCGATCCGGCCAGTGATAAAGGAGGCAGCAGTGCCGCAACGAAACGACAGGAGCCGCAGCACACCGACGACCAGTCCGAAGAATAATTCCTGGTTCAGGATGCAGGCTGGTCACCAGAGTGACGCGGATATTTATATTTATGACGAGATTGGTTTCTGGGGGGTTACAGCGAAGCAGTTTATCAGTGATCTGAATGCACTGGGCGATATCACCCACATTAATCTCCATATCAATTCACCGGGTGGCGATGTCTTTGAAGGCATCGCCATTTTTAATGCGCTGAAAACACATGGTGCGTCCATTACCGTTTATGTCGACGGTGTGGCGGCGTCAATGGCGTCGGTCATTGCGATGGTGGGAAACCCGGTCATTATGCCGGAAAACACCTTCATGATGATTCATAAACCATTTGGCTTTACGGGCGGTGATGCGGAGGACATGCGCACCTATGCCGACCTGCTCGATAAGGTTGAGGCGGTTCTGTTACCCGCTTATGCACAGAAAACCGGGAAAACCACCGATGAAATTGCTGCCATGCTGGCGGATGAGACCTGGATGTCCGGGGCCGAATGTCTGGCACATGGATTTGCTGATCAGGTGACGCCAGCCGTTAAGGCAATGGCATGTATTCAGTCAAAACGTACAGAGGAATTTAAAAAGATGCCGGAATCCATTCGAAACATGATTACTCCGCCACTCAACAGTGCTCCACGCGTACAGGATGATGAACCTGCAGCCTCCCGGACGCCAGTGCAGGCAGCAGCACCCGTGGTGGATGAAAACAGTATCCGTGCGCAGGTACTGGCAGAGCAAAAAGCGCGTGTAAACGGTATTAATGATCTGTTTGCCATGTTTGGCGGGCGTTATCAGACGCTGCAGGCTCAGTGTCTTGCCGATCCTGAATGTTCGCTGGAGCAGGCCCGCGAGAAGCTGTTGAACGAGATGGGGCGCGAGTCCACGCCATCCAATAAAAATACCCCGGCTCATATTTATGCCGGTAACGGTAATTTTGTGGGGGACGGGATTCGCCAGGCGCTGATGGCGCGTGCCGGATTTGAAAAAACCGAACGTGATAATGTCTACAACGGGATGACCCTGCGTGAATATGCCCGTATGTCACTGACTGAACGGGGTATTGGGGTTTCCAGTTATAACCCGATGCAGATGGTCGGTGCGGCGTTCACACACAGTACGTCTGACTTCGGTAATATTCTGCTGGATGTTGCGAACAAAGCCATTCTGCAGGGCTGGGAAGATGCTCCTGAAACCTATGAACAGTGGACGCGGAAAGGTCAGTTGTCTGATTTTAAAATTGCCCATCGTGTGGGTATGGGGGGCTTCAGTGCTCTGCGTCAGGTGCGTGAAGGGGCGGAATATAAATACGTCACCACCGGAGATAAACAGGCCACTATTGCACTGGCGACCTATGGCGAGCTGTTCAGTATCACCCGTCAGGCCATTATCAATGATGATCTGAATATGCTGACCGATGTCCCGATGAAGCTGGGCCGTGCGGCGAAATCCACTATTGCCGATCTGGTTTATGCCATTCTGACGTCTAACCCGAAAATCTCCACAGATAATGTAAGTCTGTTCGATAAAGCGAAACATGCAAACGTACTGGAGAGCGCTGCAATGGACGTGGCATCGCTGGATAAAGCCCGCCAGTTGATGCGCGTTCAGAAAGAGGGGGAGCGTCATCTGAATATTCGTCCTGCGTTCGTACTGGTACCGACGGCGATGGAGTCTGTTGCTAACCAGGTCATTCGCTCCTCAAGTGTCAAGGGGGCTGACATTAACGCCGGTATTATTAACCCGGTGAAAGATTTTGCGACCGTTATTGCAGAGCCTCGTCTTGATGATAACAGCCAGACCACCTTCTACCTGGCTGCGTCAAAAGGCTCCGATACGATTGAAGTGGCTTATCTCAACGGTGTGGATACGCCATATATTGATCAGATGGAGGGCTTCAGTGTGGATGGCGTGACAACGAAAGTGCGTATTGACGCCGGTGTCGCGCCAGTTGATCACCGCGGTCTGGTGAAATGTACGGCGTAAACGTTGCAGACAACAACTCTGATGGCCCGTAAGGGCTTTTTTTGTACCTGAAATCAGCCCCTGAACGGGGCTGTGCGGAGACAGTTATGGCAAAGAATTTTGTAGAAGAAGGAAAAACGGTGGCGATTGTTGCCAGTGCAGCCATCAGCAGCGGAGA